TATGCCGTGGAAAATTGAAGATGTTGATCAGTTTAAAAAAGATCTGACAGATAAAGAGAAAGAGCAATGGGTAGAAATTGCCAATTCTGCTTATGAGGCCTGCATGAAAGATGGCGGAGATGATGAAAAATGTGCTGCATCTGCTATTAAACAAGCTAATGGAACGGTAGGGAAAAGAGAGGAAGATCGATTTGAGCCTCCTGATGCCGGGGATGCACCAAAGGAAGTAAAAGATATTCTTGTATCAGCTTATGATAGTTGTCGATCTGCATGGGTCAAGGATCATCCTGATGATAAAGAAAATGAAGAAAATAAAACGAGTTGTGCTAAACAGGCATGGGCTGCTGTTAAGAATGCCGGATGGGAGAAGAACGAAAAAGGAGAATGGAATAAAAGAAATGATCCAAAAGAAATGGAGATCCGTATTATCCCAGATGATGATTCTGAAGTCAGAACTATCGGTAAATCCCGGTTTATTGAGGGTTATGGCATAGTTTTTAATAAAGAATCACATGATTTAGGAGGTTTTAAAGAGATTATTCTTCCCGAAGCTACTGAGGGTGTCATTGAACGCTCAGATATACTTGCATTGCTTAATCATGATGTCAATAAAGGAGTGCTGGCACGATCAGATAAAGGCAAGGGTACTCTTGAATTGAATACCGATAAAAAAGGAGTCAGGTATATTTTTGAAGCACCGAAATTTAATCTTGGCGATGAACTGCTCGAAGGGATACGCCGGGGAGATATTAAAGGTAGTTCATTTGGATTCTCAATTGCAAAATATGAAGATGCTCCTTTTGAAAAGCGTGACGATGGTACTTATCTGAGAACAATTAAGAAGTTTGATCAGATATTTGATATGTCACCCTGTTATCGCGAAGCTTATGAAGATACCAGCGTGGCATTAAGAAGCCTGGATAAAATAGAAAAAGATATGCTCGAAAAAAATAAATCAGTTAAAGAAGATGATGTTAAAGATAAATCGGTTAAGCCTGCTGCAGTGGAACCTGCAACAGAGCCTATAATCAGAAAATCAAAAACAGATGATTCTTTGTCTGAAAAAGAGCAACATAGTATTAACAATTTAAATCAGAATACAATGTTAACAATTAAACAATTACAAGACCTTAAAGCTTCGGCTCTTGAAGAAAATGATAAGACTTATCAGTTAAAAGATGCCGAAAAGAGGTCAATGACACCTGATGAAGAAGAAAAAGTCAGGATTAATAATCAGAGGATCAAAGAATGGGATCTTCAGATTGAAACCGAAAGCCGAAAACTTAGTGGTACTGACAGATATGTTGGACCGTATATAAAACCTGCTGAAGTTGAGGCATTTTCTCTTATTAAAGCAATAAGGGCAAAAATGAATAACAAACCTTTGCCTCCGGCAGCTGTTGACCTTTCAATACTTGGAGGTGAGCAAATGCGTAAAAGCGGACAAACACCGGAAGGAGAAATTATCATACCGAATCGTGAAAAATATTATGAAAAACGTGCAGATATTCTTGCCGGTACTGCTGATCAGGGTCAGGAAATAGTTGCAGAAAATAAAAAAGCAATACTTCCTCCGTTGGTCGATAAGCTGGTTTTTTCAAAAGCCGGTGCTACTTATATGCCTAACCTGGTCGGTGATGTCAGCATCCCGAGTTATGCAGGAACGGTTGTTGATTGGAAGGGTGAAGTTGCCGCTGCTGCTGATGGTGGTGCTGGTTTTACTGAAGTATCATTTGCCCCCAAACGTCTTACAGGTTATGTGAATGTCTCTAAGACATTTCTGGCTCAGGATGGTGTGGGTGCAGAGCGTTTACTCCTGGATAATATTGCCAATGCAGTTGCCCGTAAATTAGAGGCTACTATACTTGGTCCTGCCACGGTTGCTGCAACATATCCTTCGGGGATCGGTTATAAGCTCAATGCGGCCAATGGTGGTGGTGTGGCTGTTCTTACGGGAGCAACGATTACCAATGTTGCTTTGATTGGACTTGAAACAACTGTTGATACTGCCAATGCACTGGACGGCCACCTGGCATATATCACTAACGGTATTGCTCGTGGATTACTGAAAGGTATTGATAAAGGCGTTGCCAATGATACGGGAGATTTCCTTTGTAGCGAGGATAACAAAATCAACGGTTATCCTTTGCTGGTCACCAATGCTATTGTTTCAACTTATGGAGCCGGTGCCGATGGCAATATGGTTGCATTTGGCAATTGGAAAGACCTTTGTATTGCTCAATGGGGAGGTTATGATATAACTGTTGATCCTTACACTGCTGCAAAGACTAATCAGATTGTTCTGGTTGTCAATGCATATTTCGATGCAAAAGGACTACGTGGTTTGACTGGGGCTGGTGCCACTTTAGACGAATACGCTGTTTCATTTTCAGCCCTTAGTATTAAATAATTAATCAGGGAGTGGGGCTTTTGCTCCATTCCCTTAATTTAAAATAAAATGGCACGAAAAAAACATTTATTTGACTGGACAGGGTTTTTTACAAAACGTCTTATATCGGCTACGGTGGAAGATGCTGCTCCTACTGATGTGGTATTAACTTTTGGTCCTGTTCTGGCAGTGAAAGCTTTTGCACGATCAGTTAAGACTGAATTTACATTATCAGGGAAAACAGTTGATAGCATAGCATTGGATTATTCGGCAGGAACATTGACAGTTGTTGTTACTGTGGCTTATACTGCAGGAGCAAACTTTGATCTTACGTTTAATCCTACGCAAAAAGGCGATACGGTTGTGCAGGAAATAACCAATAATGTAGCATAATGGCGATTTATTTAACATTGGATGATACCAAAAAACATCTAAGGGTAGATTTTGATGATGATGATCAGTACATCTATGACCTTTGTAATCTTGTTGAAGAGCTTGTCCTTACTGAGATACGTGGCTCGATAGATGGTGAAGGTACAGTTGCAACTGTGGGGACAACGGCATTAGTGGGATCAGATACTAATTTCACTGATTATATAGTCGGTGATACTATCACAGTGGAAGGTGAAACATTAAGAATGATTGATACAATCACTGATGATACTCATCTGACTGTATCAGTTGCTTTTGCTACTACTGCATCGGGATTGACCTATGTCATGCATCCCGGTATCCCTGATCCAATACCAGCAGGGCTTAAACAGGCAATGTTATTAATGGTAGGTCATTTTTATCAAATCCGAGAAGCTACATTAATAGGTGTCGGTTGTACGAAAATACCTTATGGTTATGAATATTTGATTGCTGTTTATAAAAATTATACAGTAGCATGAAAGCTGGTAATGCATATCATCGAATTAATTTTTATGCCAAAGTATCAACGAGGGGGGATTATGGAGATAGTGTGGATACCTGGCCGGAAGTTACGATTGCGACCAGGGGCGAGATAAGATATACCGGAGGTAGCAGGATGCTTTCAAATGAAGAAAAATTTTATTCAAAGTCTATGGAATTGATTGTAAGATACAGATCAGAGATTGTTGAAACGATGAGAGTGCAGATAGATGGAGGCACAGATAGATATATGATTGATTATCTTGAAGTATTGGGGCGCAATGAATCGCTAAGGTTAACACTTGATAAAATTAATGCATGATGGAAATGTCAATTAAAACTGATCAGATAAAAATACTTGAAGATTTTTTCCAGGATTTATCCAACGTTAATCAACGAAGAGTATTCATCGCAAGTTTTCGCAGAGCTGCTAAGCCGCTTGTTAATGCAGCTAAAACGGGAGCGCCTAAGAAAACAGGTAGATTAATGCGATCATTCGGTACAATGGATATACCTAATGAAGTTGCGATATTGGTAGGATCAAGACTTTCGGGTAGTAATAAGTGCTGGTATGGTCATTTAATTGAAGGAGGTACTAAAGAAAGAGAATTTACTGCAAGGACATCAATGATCCATCCTCTTTATAGAGGAACGTCATTGAATGGATTTTTCACAACACGACAGGGACAATCATATAGAACAGGGAAGATGACTGCAAATCCATTTTTTGAAAGAGCTTATAATGCCACAGAGAGTCAAATATATGACACTATTGAAGATGAATGGTTAAAGGAAATAGATAGATTTATAATACGAACTAACAGAAAATTAAAATGAAGAATACAGAGATTTACAGGGTTGATTCCCATGAAACCAGAAAGATGGTTTTTGTTGCTGCTTGTCCTGATGGAAAGCTTGATTGGGCATTGCAGATGAAATTATTAAAAGCCGGTTTGCATAATCATCAGGATTTGCAAAAGCATTTTGACAAGTTCGGTGAAGATGATATGCTTATGACTATTGTGAAGAAAGTCGAACCGAAAGCGATTATGAAGGAAATAAATAAGTGCAAAGAAACTTCAGTATTTAAAGAACCGGATATTACTGTATCGGAAACTGAGATTATTGAACCGGAGGTTGAGGAATTTGAAAAACCAACTTCAACTATTTCCCGTCCCTCAACTGCCGGAAACAGAAGGAAGAAAACTCATAAAAGAAAATGATCGGGAAAGTAATAGTATCGTTATTGAAGGCTAATGATGACTTAACAGCATTAGTGCCGGAAGCAAGTATTTATCCTTATGTGATTAATGAAAATACTGCTCTTCCTGCCATTGTTTATGTCATCGAGAGTCTTACAGCAGAATACACTAAAGATGGATGGGCAGGTGATGCTTGTACTTTCAGTGTAATATCATTTTCTGATAATTATGCAAGTCTTCAAAATATTGTTGATGAAATACGTACAGCTCTTGAGCTTAAAAAAGGAGTGATCGAAGATATAACTTATCAGCAAATATATCTTACAGGACATTCCGAAGGGTTTAACATAACAGAGAATGTATTTTTAAACAAGTCGACATTTTCAACATATATAACAAGTTATTAACAATTAAAATTTAAAATTATGGCAGTAGTTATTAATGGATCGGACATTTTCGTATATATCGATGGTGCTAAAGTTGCAAATGCGACCAGCCATACCTTATCTCTGACAATGGCGACCCGTGAAACCAGTAACAAAGATACTGGTAAGTTTAATACTAAGGATGTCGGGAGGCTTGATATAACAGCAAGCAGTGATGCCTTAGTTGTTTATACGGATATTGCAACATTGATGACGGCTTATATTGCTCGTGAGCCTGTTCATTTGCATTTTGCAGAAGATGTTGCCGGTAGTCCGGATGAGACACAGTTCTATGCAGAAGGTGATTTTATTATCACTTCGCTGGATATGAATGCCGGAGACGCTGATAATGCAAGTTATTCTTGTACGTTTGATCATTATGACGGATTTGCATGGTCGGGTGCTGTGGCATTGCGTGTTGG